AGAAAATGATAGAAATAATTTAGTAGCAGATGGAAACGACAATAAATCCCTACTTGAACAAATAGATGAAAAACTTACTGAATTATATTCACAATTAAATAGTTTATAAGGAAGAGAGATGGCAGTAGCAGTTTACAAAGGTATTAGTACAGTTAATAACAACTTTGGAAGTATTAAATTAACTGATACTGATCTAATAAAGAGAGATTTGCTTAACCACTTTGCAATACGCAAAGGTGAAAAATTAATGAATGCAGAGTTTGGTACAAGTTTAAGGGATCTTATCATGGACCCATTAACAGAAGAAACTAAAGCACTAATAGTTCAGGAAGTTGATACTGTAATAAAAAATGATCCTAGAGTGAGATCAGAAGGTGTCACAATTGACGAGTACGAAGGTGGTTTGCGTATTGAAATGATAGTGAGATATGTGACAAATAACCAAGTTGAAAACTTGTTGATTAATTTTGACAGGCCTACTGCAGAATAATATACCTATATTATACAGTGAATAAATACTGCAATAGATAGGAATATTTTATAATGGCTGCAAGTACAAGACAAGCAAATTTATTCGCTGCTGAAGACTGGAAAAAAGTCTATGAGACTTTTAGAGAAGCAGATTTTCAAAGTTATGATTACGAAACAATTCGTAAAAGTATGGTGGATTATATCCGCACATACTATCCTGAAGATTTCAATGATTTTATAGAATCAAGTGAATATATAGCACTTATTGATATGATTGCATTCTTAGGACAATCACTAAGTTTTCGTGCAGACTTAAATGCTAGAGAAAACTTTTTAGAAACTGCTCAGCGTAGAGATAGTATTCTTAGATTAGCACGTATGCTTAATTACTATCCTAAACGTCAGCAGATTGCAAGAGGTTTTATAAAAGTTACTAGCGTAAGAACTACTGAAGAAGTGACAGATAGCAACGGTAACAGTTTACGAGATACAGAAATAGTTTGGGGAGATCCTACAAACAGTGATTTCTTAGAACAGTTTACTACAATCTTAAATAGTGCGTTTGTAAGTACACAAAAATTTGGAAATCCTGCCCTTAAAAGTACTATTGGTGGAATTAATATAGAAGAATATCAGATTAGTCTCAATCCTGGGACTATTCCAGTATATGATTTCAAATCTATAGTTGGTTCACAAAATTTAGAATTTGAATTAGTAAAAGGTACCTATAGTGGTACAGACTTTCTATATGAATTGCCTCCTCAACCCACAAGCACAACAAATATATTGTATAGAAACGATAATAGAGGATTTAATAGTGCTAATAATGGCTTCTTTTTCTACTTTAAACAAGGCAGTTTGCAGAGTGCAGATTTTACAATAGATGAAAAATTGCCTAACAGAACAGTAGAAATAGACGTAAACAACATTGACAACAATGATGTATGGTTATATTCATTAGACGATCAAGGTAACGAAACCACACGTTGGGAAAAAGTGCCAGCAATTACAGGTAACAATGTAATCTATAACAGTCTTAGCCAACAGAACAAAAATTTATTCACTGTGCGTAGTCGTGCAAATGACCAAATAAGTTTAGTATTTGGAGATGATGTATTTTCCAACGTACCAGTAGGTGATTTCCGTGTTTACTTTAGGACAGGTGTAGGAACCACATATAAAATATCACCGGATGATATGCAAAATCTTCAAATTGTTGTTCCTTACGTAAGTCATGTAAACCAAATTGAAAACTTAACAATAAGTTTAAGTTTAACAACTACTATAGCAAACGCAAGTGGTAGAGAAAACTTACGTGATGTAAAACTAAAAGCACAACAACAATATTATACACAAGATCGTATGATAACTGGAGAAGATTATCAGATCTTGCCATATACAAAGTTTAGTAACATTATAAAATCTAAAGCAATAAACAGAACTGCAAGTGGAATCAGTAGATACTTAGATGTTCGTGATACTACAGGAAAATATAGTAGTACTAATATAGTTGCAGAAGATGGAATATTTTATCGTACTGAAGATTTACAAAATTTTCAATTTACCTTTGTGACAGACAGCGATATTAGTAATGTGATATCTACACAGGTAGAAAGAAATATTTTAAAAAATGATAGTTTACACTATTACCTTAAAAATTATGGTGGCACAGATGTTACAAGTTTAAATGCAGAATGGAATCTTACTACTAGTTCAAGCGGAACTTGCACAGGCTATTTTAAGAATGATGCAGATGCTCCTCTAAAAATAGGAGATTTTACAAGCAGTAATTTAAAATTTGCTAAAGTTGGTGCATTGTTAAAATTTACTGCTCCTGCAGGAAAAGTTTTTGATGTCAATAATAATCTTATTACAGGCACAAGTGGAACAATCAATACTAAAGATTATATATGGGCTAGTATTTCAGCAGTTGTTACTGATGGTACAAATCAGGGCGTAGGAAATTTAGATACAGGTCAGGGCCCAGTCACACTTACAGAGGTAATTCCTAGTGATGCAATATTAGATAAAGTAATTGCAGTATGGAATACAACAATATCAACTACTGTCCGAAACGAAATAATTCAGGCAATAGGTGACTATAAAACATTTGGATTACGTTATGATTTAGATACACAGGCTTGGGCAATAATAACAAATGCTAATTTAAATCAAGCAACTACTTTTAGTTTAGATAATGCAGGTAATACAAGTAGTACAGGGTTAGATAATAGTTGGTTTTTTAAATTTACAAATGATGGAAGCACATATACTGTAAATTATAGATCTACTAGTTATATTTTTGAAAGTAAACTTGAGACACGCTTTTATTTTGATAAAGATTTAAGCATATTTGATCCTAGAACTGGTAAAACAATTAAAGACAAAATTAACATACTTAAAATTAATGCATTGCCTGATACAGCAGGCAGTCTTGCAGTAGATTATGCAATGCAAGTTGATGATGTTATTACAGAAACAGACGGATACATTTTAACAAATAGAATAAAAGTCACTTTTCCCGATATAGACAGTGATGGTGTAGTTGATAATCCAGATATATTTGATATAATTGTTGCACCTGAAGTAAATGCAACAACAAAGGTTGTTTTTTATGAAACAGATACTAGTAGTGGAGGCTATCTTACTTATTCTCCTGTAGATATAACTAGTATAGAGCAACGCTATACAACTCAATCTGCAATAAATGAAGTTCTAGCACAGTTTTCAAATGGTCAGGTATTTTATGCAAGTACTGATGATAAATTTTATATATTAAATGTTAGTGGTGCAAATGTAAAGAGTATTGCACAAACTGCAGATTACGTAAAAAGAACTGGACGTGATCAACTTTTATTTCAATATACCCATAATAGTCCTAATAATCGACGTATTGACCCAAGTCCAAGTAATATAACTGACTTGTTTTTATTAACTAGACAATATGATACAGACTATAGAAACTATATAACTGATATTACAGGATCAGTACCAAAACCTGCTAATCCTACAACAAACGAATTGCGTGACCAATACGGATCACTTGAATCGTATAAAAGTGTTAGTGATACAATAATTTTTAATGGTATTACATATAGACCACTTTTTGGAGATAAGGCTGATGAAGAATTACAAGCAACCTTTAAAGTTGTTAAAAACAATAGCACATTAGTAAGTGATTCAGAAATAAAAGAAAAAGTGATTACTGCTATTAATAACTATTTTGCAGTTGAAAATTGGGATTTTGGAGATATTTTTTACTTCAGTGAATTGTCTGCATATCTTTATAATGCTTTATCACCTGATGTTTTAAGTATTCTAATTGTTCCTAAATTATCAACTAGTAATTTTGGAAGTTTATTTCAGATACAAAGTCAAAGAGATGAAATTTTAATTAGTGCAGCAACAGTAAATGATGTTGAAGTTATAGATGTAATTACTGCTAACAGTTTACAAGCATCAGGAAATGTTGTAAACAGTACTACACAAAATTTAGCAACAGAAAGTGTAAGTGCAAACAGTACTAGTTCTAGTGTAAGCACAACAAGTACTGGTGTAAGTTCTACAACAACTACTGTAAGTTCTAGTAGTAGTTCAGGTTCTAGTGGAGGATATAGTTACTAATGGCTCTTAAAAAAAGTTCTGTATTATTACCTAGCGTTTTCCAAACAAATAAAAATGAAAAATTTTTAAATGCTACAGTTGACCAGTTAATTAGTGAACCTAATTTAAAAAGGTTTAACAGTTTTATAGGTCGTAAGTTTGCCCCTAACTTCAAAGTGGGTGACGGATATATTCAGGAAATTAGCAATAATAGACAAAACTATCAGTTAGAACCTGCAGTAGTTTCTCGCAATAATGCCAATCAAGTAGAACAATTAACTGGATATATAGATTTTATAAATTCGTTAACATATAAAAATGTTGATACTACAAGACACAATGATCTCTTTAATCAATTTTATTATAATTATACTGGGTTTGTAGATTTTGATAAACTAGTTAATTACGGCGAATATTTTTGGTTGCCTGCTGGTCCAGATAGTGTACAAGTGTTCAATAGTATAGTTGATACAGAAAAAACATATACTGTATATAGAAGTGGTGATGACATTAGATTCGACAGTGCAACTGCAGATCCTAATAGAACTATAATACTTGCAAGAGGTGGCACATATAATTTCCAATTAAGTGAAACAGGAAATCCTTTTTGGATACAAACTGAAACTGGAACTAGTGGAATAAGTTCTTACAGTACTGCTATTAGCACTAGAGAAGTACTAGGTGTTTCAAACAATGGTGCTACCACTGGTACTGTAACATTTACTGTTCCAGATGTTGACGCACAGAATGAAGAAATAAATGCAGTGCAAGCTGCAAATCCTGATTTTGCAACAGATTTAACTTATAGACAGATACATAATCAACCCTATAATACTTTCATAGATACGCATGGTGGTATAGACAAGCAAACAATTATAGATGGAAAAACTCTTGTATTTGTTAATACATCAACAGTTTCTAGTGATTGGTCATCAGCTCCAATTACAGAAGGAGGATTTGGCAGTTCTTTTGATGAAACTACTGTAATTGATGTAGAAAATAGATATGATGTATACAACATAGCAATACAAACTATAGATAGTGTTGATACAATTATATTAACTAGAGTTACAGATTGGCCACAAGGACAAAAAGTAAAAATTAAACAAGGTGATTCTTACGGAAGTAGAGAATTTTTTAAAGGCGGCGATGGGTTACCAAAATTGATTGCACCCTATACTGCTGGTATCAGTACATTATATTATCAAGATGGTAGTGTTTCTAATAAGTTTGGAAAAATTACATTAGTGGAAATAGATGAAGTAAGTCCAATTGATGTAGAAAATGATATAATAGGAAAAACAGTTTATACAAGTGATAACGGTGTAAGTTTTACTAATGGACTCAAAATTGAATTTAACAGCGATGTAACACCAAGTACATATGCAGGCAGAGAATATTTTGTAGAAGGTGTTGGTCAACCTCAAGGCATAACACTGACACCTGTTAACGAATTACTTACTCCAGAAACTTATAGTATAAGCAGTAGTGATGGATTTGATACTCTTGGTTATGATGCTGGTGGTTGGGACGGTACAACAAATGCTCCTACCACTCAAGACTACATTGTAATAAATCGAAGTAGTCCAGATAAGAATGCATGGAGTAGAGGAAATCGCTGGTTTCATAGAGGTGTGATTGAAGCTACTGCAGGGTATAACAAATATACTGCAGTAATAGATGATACTGCTAGAGCAAAAAGGCCTATCATTGAATTCTATGGTGGATTAGAACTTTATAATATGGGAACAACAAGCAAAGCACCTGTCACAGTAGTAGACACTACACAAACAGATGCATTTAGCAATGTTAATGGGTCTGAAGGTTATTTTTCAGACGGGATAGATTTACAACAGGACAACACTGTAATTTTTAGTGCTGATACTGATTCAGATGTTAGTAATAAAGTTTATCGTGTAGACATTGTAGACCAAGATGCAAACATTTCAACAAACCCAATTATAAATCTTGTAGAAATAGATACAGTATCAGATGGAGATTGTGTTTTAAGTACATTAGGTTCTACTAACCAAGGAAAGCAATATTGGTTAGACGGTACTACCTGGCGTGCTGCACAACAAAAAACAAGTATTAATCAGGATCCACTGTTTGATATTTTTGATCCTGATCATGTTAGTTTTAGTGATCAAACAAAATATCCTAGCAGTAATTTTATAGGTAGTAAACTTTTTAGTTACAAAAGAAGTGGCAGTGCCGCACCTGACGCAATATTAAATTTTGGATTGACATATAAAAATTTTAGTACAATAGGTGATATTGTTTTTAATAATAACTTTGATACTGATAATTTTCAATACACAAAAAGTACAGGAAATGTAAATGTAATTTTGAGAAGTGGACATGTTCACCAGTTTGACGCTCAAGGTAACAGGGCTTTATATAATGGGTGGACAAAAGTTCTTGAACAAAGTGTGCAATATCAAGTTATATCATATGACGTAACTGCTACAGAACTATACAGTTTTGAGATAGGTGCAAGTGTTGATACTACTAAAACAATACAACCTTTGCGTGTATTTGTGAATGGAAAATTTATTGCACCAAGTAATTATACCCATTTAGTACAAAGTGAAAGGGAATACGTTGTTTTTACAAATAAACTTGCAGTTGATGATGTAGTTACTATTAAGTTTTTTAGTAATACAAAAGCACCAAATAGTTTTTATGAAGTTCCTAGTAATTTAGAAAATAATGCTAGTAATGCAACTTTTTCAACACTTACACTAGGACAGATGCGTAATCATGTTACAACCTTTAGTACATTTATAAAAGATTTATCTGGTGTTGCTCCTGGTAATAGTAATATAAGAGATAAAAATTTTAGAGGTTATCCTGGCGATATAATGCAACATAGTGCAGGTCTAATAACACCAATGTATGCACTTACAAACAACGAAGCAAATGTAATTAAAAGTATAAACTATGTAAAGAATGAATACACAAAATTTAAAAACAACTTTATAGATAATATAAACAAACTAGATTTAGACTTAACAAACCCTAGTAAGTGTGTTGACGATATAATAACACACATGGTAGGAAAGAAAACCAGTGCATTTCCATTCTATTACAGTGACATGCTTCCCTGGGGTTCACAGAAAAGTCAAGTAGTATATACAATTGATGATTCTACTGAGGTAGAATTTGAATTTACAACCCAGTTTGATTTGACAAGTATATCTAATAGAGGCGTGCTTGTTTATAAGAATACCACACTTTTAGTAGAAGGTAAGGATTATACATTTGACACAGTAGAAGCAAAGGTTTTACTGACAACAAACAGTTTGGGCACAAGTAATATTGGTCTAGTAGTAAATGATACAATTACTATTGTAGAATATTCAAACAATGAAGGAAGTTTTTGTCCTCCTACTCCTAGTAAACTTGGATTATATTATAAATTTGAACCTTCAAAATATACAGATAATACTTATACAACTGCAAAAACAGTTGTTCAAGGGCACGACGGTAGTACTTGGGTAGGATATAATGATATAAGAGATGATATTATTTTAGAGTTTGAAAAGCGTATATACAATAATATCAAAACACAATACAAGTCCAATCTATTTGATTTTGCAGAAGTTAAACCAGGATATTTTAGAAGTAGTTTATCAAACCTTAATGAGTCTAATAACATCATTAGAAGTTACTATGGAGAATGGGCACTAAAAAATAAAGTAAGAACACAAGAAAATACTATCACAGATAACTCAAATTTATTTACATGGAACTATACAACTAGTGTTAATACACTAAACAGAGAACGTATTCCAGGGTATTGGAGAGGTATGTATAGATGGTTCTATGATACTGATACACCGCATACTACACCTTGGGAAATGCTAGGACTCAGTGTCAAACCTGCATGGTGGGACGATAGATACGGTGAAGCACCTTACACCAGTGGTAACACAGTGCTTTGGGAAGATTTACGAGATGGAAGATTGTATAGTGATGCAACAGGAACCACATTTACAACTGTGACAAACAGAAAACGTCCTGACTTGTTAAGTATTATTCCAGTTGATCCACAAGGAAATTTACGAGCACCTGGCGAATTTTTAACAGAAGGGACAGTAGTCACAAACAATAACGAACCCTGGGCATTTAGTGATGGTAGTCCTGCAGAAACTGCTTGGGTTAGAAGTAGTGAATATCCTTTTGTAATGCAAATATTAGCAGCTAATTTAAGACCTGCAAAGTATGGCGCACTAATGTTTGATACAAACCTGTTAGAATATAATGCAGATTATGATCAAATCTTGCAAACAGGAAAAAGTTATAGGCCAACACTTAATGATTTGCAAATGCATGGGACAGTCCTTACAGACGGCACTGTGCAAAAAGTAGAGGGTTATAATCAATTTATAAGTGAATATGTTAAAAGCACAGGTTTTAGTGTTAATGATACTATTATAAATTTTAAAAATTTAGAACTAAACCTTTGTTATGGTATTGCTGGGTTTACTGATAAAAAATATCTAAAGGTAGTAGCAGAAAGTGTCACTCCTAATAGTGAAAACGAAAATATTTTTATTCCTGATGAAAACATAAACATTTTTCTAAAGAAGAGTTTGCCACTGGAGCGTATTTTATATAGTGGCGTACAGATTATAAAACGAATAAATGGATACGAATTACAAGGATATGACACAGAAAACCCATTTTTTAAAATTATTCCTAGTGAAAGGACCACTAATCCTTATGAACATACAGTAGGACAGAATACATATTTTGAGTTTCAACAATATGAAAACATTATTGCTAATATACCCTATGGTACAGTAATTACAACAAAGCAACAAGTGTTTGATTTTTTAGTAAGCTATCAGAGATATCTTTTGAGTAAAGGATTTGTTTTTGATGGGATTACTTCTAGAGGTGATAAGAATGATTTTATAACAGGGGCAAAAGAATTTGCTTTTTGGACAGATCAAAATTGGGAACAAAATAGTGTTATAGTTCTAAGTCCGTTCAGTGAAGGACTTAAACTAAACAGAGCATTATCTACTGTAGATGATATTATAATAAATGGAAATCCTAAAGATGCTAATGGTAGTATAATAAATCCTAAATTTTATGATGTTTCACGTATTGATAATTTAACAGAAATAATTTTAGATAAAGAAAATACACAATTATATAGTGTGCAACTAGACCCAATTCAATATGAACATGCTCTGGTTTTTAATAATCAAACTATTTTTAATGATATAATATATCAGCCAGAACTAGGAAATAGACATGATAGGTTCAAACTTATTGGTGCTAAGAGTGGAGACTGGAACGGAACTCTTCATGCTCCTGGTTTCTTTCTCAACGAAGACAAAGTTAATTTATGGCAATCTTATGTAGATTATAAAAAAGGAGATTTAGTAAGTTTCCAAAATAAAATATATTCTGCCAAGTATGAGATCACAGGAAGTAATATTTTTAAATTTGATGACTGGAATATTGTTAACAATATGCAGACTGGTCTTATTAAAAACTTATCAAATAAAGCAAGTCAGTTTAAAGATTTTTTCGAAATAGACAATTTAAATTTAGAAGACGGTGTAGACAAGTTAGGCAAAGGCATTATAGGTTTTAACCAAAAAGACTACCTTGCTGGCTTAGGTTTAGATGATGTTAGCCAAGTTAAATTTTATCAGGGAATGATAAAACAAAAAGGCACAGGTACTTCAATTAATAAACTTATAGATGCAGAATTAACTAATTTAGATCAAACTATTGATTACTTTGAAGAATGGGCTTTTAGAGTTGGTGAATACGGTAGTATTGATAGTAACCAAATTATTGAAGCAGTTATACCAGAAGAAAATGCTAAAAATAATCCAGTAGTTATACACTATCATAACAACGGTGAACTAAGTACTCTTTCTGATGATGATCATTACCATATTCAGCAAAAAGATTTATATAAAACACCTAACAATTACACTAGTGACGTATTTCCTATTAGAAATACAAACACAGATACAAAAAATGATTTAGATACTGCAGGATATGCAAGATTAGATGATGTTGACTTTACAGTATTCAATGCAGACCAATTAATTAATTTATCTTCTAACTTAGCTATAATAGGCAAAGGCGATAAAATATGGACTGCTACTGATACAAATAACACATGGAGTATTAGAAGAGTTGATGAAACACTTAGTAAAATTACTTCTGTACAAAGCACAGGCAACGGTTATTTAATTTATACAACTGATACTAATCACGGACTAGTAAAAGACGACTTTGTGATTGTTAGAGCTCAACAACCAATTGGAAAAGTTGCTAGAATATTTGAAGTATCTAGCCCAAGTAGTTTTACAATTGCTGATGCAACAACTGAAGCTGACATACAAAATATTAGTATCCCAATGTTCAAACTGAGTAATGTAAGATTTACACAAGCAAGTGATATAAGTTCATATACTCCTATAAATGGTTGGAATAATGAAGAAGTTGTATGGGTAGATAAGGATAAAGAAAATAAATGGAGTGTATTACAAAATACTAGACCATGGACAACTACTGGTATTAAATCTACTGCAAGTGTAACTGCAAGTGATAATTTAGGCACAAGCCTCGCAATAAATGCACAAGGCACTCTAGCAATTGCAGGAGCTCCTGAACAAGACGCAGGAGCAATTATTCCATTTAGACGAGCAGAAAGTGGTGCATTAGTAGAAGGCAATATTAAAACAGATGCAACAATCGGTGATAGTTTAGATAGATTTGGAGAAGCAGTAGCGGCAGGGATAGATTATATTGCAGTCGGTGCACCAGAAACAGAAACTGGCACAGGATCAGTATTCATTTATTTTGTAGATGTTGCAGGAGACTTAAATAGACGTCCTGCTATTAGACCAAGTGGTTTGAGTAGTTCTGCTAATTTTGGTAAAAGTCTTGTAATGAGCGGAAACGGAAGACACTTATTTGTTGGTGCTCCTGGTGATAATACAATTTACGCATACACCTTAGTAACAATTCCTGAATCTAGTGTTGCTGTTGATACAATTACAAGTGATACAAGTGCAGTATACTCTATTAACTTTACACCTATAAGTCAAGAAACATTAAATGTAGTTGATCAAAACGGCAAAGTCTACCTTCCAAACAAAGATTTTACACTAAGTGGTCCAAGCCAGATTACATTTACTGCAAATCCTGCAAATTTATTACAAATTGTTGTAAGACAACAAGACTACTTTGCACTAAGTGATACAATATCTCCTTTTGATAGTATGTCTGGAGACAACTATGGTTATTCTATTGATTGTGATTACAGTGGTAGAAATATTGTAGTAGGTGCTCCTAATGCTAGTGTTGCAGGAACAGACAGTGCAGTTATTACAGATGCAGGTGAAGTTAGTATTATTTCTCAAGTTGTACAACAGTTTGCTGGTGATGGAAGTACAAAAATATTTACTACTCAAGAAACATTACAAACAAAAATCTTTGTAGAAGTAGATGGAATACTACAAACAGAAACAGATAATGCAGACGTTCCTACTGACAATGATGGAAGTAGTGAAGGATTTTACTTAAGATCAGGCAATACAATTACATTTAAATATTCACCTAGTGCAGGTGCTAAGATTGTTGTATACACTGGTACATATTTTGAAAAACAAAAAATAGATCAAAACGTAACAGGACAGACGCCGTCTACTGGAGAACAATTTGGTTATAGTGTTGCTATTGATAGCAGAGGGACAATTGTTGCTATTGGTAGTCCTGGAGAAGATGAAACAAATATTGATACAGGTAGTGTGTTTATTTTTCAAGATAGTGGCAAAAACTATGGAACAGTTACAACAAATACACCTCATAATCAAACATCTGGTGATACATTTTATATTGATAATAGATTAATTACTGTAACAAGTAGTGCAGATAATCCAAGTAACTTAGCAAGTGATATTAATCTTGCTAGTGTTCCAGGTGTTACGGCAAGTGTTGATACAACAGGTGCAGTAGTTATAACATCTACTAATACAGAAGAATTAAACAAACTTACAATAAATCCTGGCACAGGACAGATGTTTGCAAGAAATGATGTATTTGAAATATTTAAATTTACACAAAAAATAAATCATCCTCAAGGAGCATCAAACGAGAACTTTGGAAGAGCAGTAGCATTTGACAAGTACATTAATAGTGTAACACTATCAGGCGGAACAAGAAACTTAGTTGCTAGTAGTGATAAGGCAAGTACACACCTAAGTGTAAAATTTGATGTAGAGTCAAATGCAAACAAAGAAAACTACTTAGATGCTACTACAACATTTGACGCTGAAAGTACAACATTTACAGACAAGAGAACAGAAAGTGGTGCTGCATATCTATATGAATTGCTAGATGCAAATAGTGCTACTATTGATAATCCAGATAAATTAGTTTTTGGACAACAACTAACAACAACAAATGTTGCTACTGCTGATCAATTTGGATATAGTGTAGCCTTTAATGACAACAGAATTTATGTAGGTAGTCCACAAGACACAGTAGTAAGAGGTTCTGTAACTTTGACTAACAGCGGAAGTGTGTACGAGTTTAATAATGATGAAAGATTAAGTAGTTGGTCTGCTATACGTAATGAAGATACTAGAATAGATGTAACTCAAATTAACCGTGTTGCACTTTATAATAAGAAGACAAAAGAAATAAGTGTCTTTTTAGATTATATTGATCCAGTAAAAGGTAAGATTGCAGGTGTAGCAAATGCAGAATTAAGTTACATTAGTAAAACAGATCCTGCAATGTACGCAAATAATTTATGGAGTTACAAATATAAGCATAGACTATGGTGGGATACAAGCACAGTACATTACTTAAATGCTGAACAAAGCGATTTAGATTACCGTAAAAACTATTGGGGAACAACTTTTCCTGGTAGTACAATAGATGTTTACGAATGGATTGAAAGTAATGTGCCGCCAAGTGAGTATACAGGTGAAGGCACAGTAAAAGACGAAAACTTATTCACTAGTGCAAATGTATATAACAGTTCTTCTGATAGCACACAACTTAGATATTATTTTTGGGTAAGTGGCAGAACAGATATTCCAACTGACGCAGAATTTAGAACAATTAGTGCAGATAGTGTACGCAGTCTCATAGAAGATCCAAAATCTCAAGGATTACCCTATGTTGCATTCTTAGACAGAGATGCGGTTGCACTTTACAACTGTAAGGATTATTTTGCAGATCAAGATACTGTGTTTAGTGTTAACTATGATGTTGTTAAAAACGAAGGTGTACTGCACAGCGAGTTTGAATTGTTTGGTAAAGGCAACACTGATCAAAATATTCCAACTAGAATTTATAATAAGTTAGTAGATAGTTTAGCAGGTAGCGACAGTGTTGGTAATATTGTTCCAGATCCTTTTTTAAGTGAAGTAGAAAAGTATGGTGTGCTAACACAACCAAGACAAGGTATGTTTGTTAACAGAGCTAGTGCATTAAAGGTGTTAGTTGAATATTGTAATAAAATATTTAAAACTGCTCCATTTGCAAAAAACTCAACAATGACTAAATTGTTAAGTAGTGAAAATATTCCTACAGTAAACAGTGGTGAATACGACAAGAGTGTAGACTCACTAGCAGAAAGAGACTATTTAAATACTGCAATTCTTAGTACAGGTTATAAAGTCTTAGTATTAGAAGATGAAACTAAAAACAATTATTGGACAATTTACTCTTTAAATGCTGATAAATCTTGGTTGCTTTTTAATATACAAGGATATAATACTGCTGATTATTGGTCTTATGCTACTTACTATGCAACAGGATACGACATTACCACAGTTCCAAATTTTCAAGTATCAACTGAAGCAAACTTACAAACTTTGACAACTGCTGTAGAAGGTGACATTGCAAAAGTGTTAAGTAACGACTCCGGTGACATGAGTATGTTTATTTTGGATAGTAACGGAGAATGGAATGAAATTATTACTGAAAAAGGAACAATACAGTTTAATAGCAGTCTTTATTCATTCTCTACCCTTAATTCAAATTTTCAAGCAACTGGCTTTGATAATGATGGATTTGATTTTGGAAGTTTTGACAAAGCACCTACACAAGAAATTAGACAAATTTTTAATGCTTTAAAAAATGATTTATTCATAGACACATACAAAATTAATATGAATGAGTTATTTTTTAGGTTAATGGAGTATGCATTAAATGAAACATCATTTACCAATGATTGGGTTTTTAAAACTAGTTTTATAAGTGTAGCTCATAAATTACGTAGTTTAGATCAATACAATACATTCAAGTACGATAACACAACTTTTATTGAAAATTTTATTAATGAAGTAAAGCCTTATAAAACAAAGATAAGAGAATATGTAAGCAAATATGATAAAGTAGATCAATTTGATGGTGATACAACAGATTTTGATTTACACCCATTTTACGATACTGAATTACAGTTTTTCCGTAGTCCAAGTGGTGATTATAGCGGAGACGAAATATTACAATCTCAAGGATTAAACAAACCTTGGAGTGAAAACTACGGATATAGATTAGATAGTATTAGTATTGTCAATGCAGGTTCAGGCTATATTTCAGATCCTACAGTAACTATTAGTGCTCCTCAACTAGCAGGCGGAATACAAGCAACTGCTACTGCTAGAACAAATGGCGACGTTATTACTAGCATTACAATGACAAATAAAGGTAGTGGGTATATACAAGAACCAACTGTAACTGTTACTGGTAGTGGCACAGGTATACTAGTTAGTCCAAGACTTGTTAACAATACTGTAAGAAGTTTTGATACTACAATTAAGTTTGATAGAATAACTTACTCAAGTGATATAAAAGATTGGACTGCAAACACTGCTTACACAACAGGTGATGTTGTAGCATATCAAAATAATACAACATTAACACAAGAAGTTTATACTGTCACTGCAAATTTTACTAGTGGTGCAACTTTTAGTGTTGAAAACGCTAGTGGTGCTACTGTTCTCATTGTAAAAGCAGATGAAGATTTTACAAATACTGCAGATAGAATTCATGCTTATTATTATCCATCCTCAGGTATGATTGGTGATGATTTAGAACTATTACAAAAAGGAACAGGCTATTTAGGCAATAAAGTTACTGGTCCAGGGTTTGATCAAAATCCAGGATTTGATAGTAGTAATTTTGACGTAACTGCATGGGATAATTTTGAAATAGATGAAGAAGGTTTAGCAGTCCTTGCTGGTGTTGATACTGTTTTTAGAGGAATTGAGTTTGCAGATGACACACTTGGTAGTGAATACATAGTAAGGGGATATGTTGCTGATGGATACACAAGTCAAGTAAGTTTAGGTTTAGACCCTGAAAGTATAATTGTAGACGGTGCAGGTTTTGTTGATACTTATAACAGTCATGCACCTGAAGAACTGATACCAGGTAGAGTATATGATACACTAGATATGGAAGTGTATACACATCCAAGTCATGATTATGAAGTTGATGGAGGTTCACCACAGATAAAGTACACTTCATTCAGTAATTTCCTTGACAATTTCAGTGCAGGATTCATGGAAGCTGGATATGTTACAGGCGATTATGTGACACTTACTGGAACCACAATAAGCCAACGTGATTTTCAGTATGGAGATCCTACAAAAAATTCTGAGGACTTTGAGTATTTAATTGTATACCAAAATGACTTGCGAATATATAATTTTACTACAAATTACACAGATAAAACTGTAACTTTGACGGATCCTATATTAGCCACAGACACTATACATGTTTATGCATACAGTCAAGTAGGTGAAAAATTAATTGGTGAATATACAGAAATAGGTGACGGTAGTAGTGTAAATTTTGTTTTAGGAAATACACCAGCACAAACAAAACAAACTCTTGTATTTGTAGATGGTGTAGAAACTAATGTAACAGTTAGTCAACAAGATGACAGAACACTAATTATTTTTAGTTCACCGCCAAGAAATGGAGCTCATATACATGCATTTGTTTATAGTCAAGAAACAGATAGAGATGCACCTACAAAAATTGCATTGCAGACCACCAACCTTACTGCTGGCACACTAGTTTATGACTTAGAAAATACAGTAAATTATGCACAACCTTTAAATGGAAACACAATAGTAGAAATAGATAATGTCAGATTACGTCCTGCAAATAGTTCATATTATACAGGTGATGGAACAACAACACAATACAATATTGCGGGCACTGCAGGTGAATCTACAATTGGAAATATAAATGACATAGGCGTAACAGTGATTTCAAAGTCTACTGGGTTAGCATTGAACGGTGTTAGAGACGTAGATTTTACTGTAGCTTCAGGAGTAAATTTCATAACACTTACTACTGCACCTGCACTTGGTGATACGGTAATTGTATATAATAATGCAGATGCTGAGTACATAATAAGTGCAACAGGTGAAGAGATAACAATAGATAGCTCCGTAAGTTTTACAAGCAGTAGTGTGATGCGTGTTAACACTTTTGCAAATCATGATCCACTACGTATTCAAACAAAAGTTTACGTAGGAGATACATCAGGTACAGGAAGTTTCCAGTTGGATAGAACAGCTACAAATGCACATTATTTTTGGGTTACTCTAGATGGTTCAAGACTGCATCCAGGAGAATATAGTGTCTCAGGTAACGAACTAGTAGTTAATGAAACTATATTTGCAACACTAACTGCAGGTAGTGTATTGATTGTGACTCACATTACAGAAAACACAATGGCACCTAGTACTGGCTTTAGAATTTTCCAGGATATGAACGGAAATGTAGAGTATTTAAGATTGTGCAAAGATGCAACTACAACTACAGTACTGCCTGCTCTACCTACAGATACAAAGATATATGTAAATGATGCGAGTGTACTTCCATATGTAGAACCAACAAGTGAATACCCAGGCGTAGTGTTTATTGGTGGAGAAAGAATAACTTATTGGGAAGTAAATTTAACTGAAAACTATATTACAGGATTACGTAGAGCAACAAACGGTACTGCTATGGTACAACGTTTGACGGAAGGTTTTTTAGTTGTTGATGGTGGAAAAGATCAATTATTACCAGCTACAAATACTCATACAAATACTTGGTATAATTTAGGTTCAGGTGTTGCTGCAGATGGATTAGGATTGCAACAATCTACTACTGTAAATGCAAACTTTCTTAATGCATGTGAAGCAGAAATTCCTAACTTTAGAGCAGAATTAAATGCTGGTGAATATATTGAAAGAGATTATGTAGAGGATGGCTACATAGAAATAAGATAATAATGCGTTGATAAATACTTCTATATGCATAGTACCTTAAGGATGAAAAAAGATGGCAATAACACTTAGATCAAATAAAAGTCAGGCGCTTACCTTTAATGAAATGGACGGCAACTTTACTGATTTAGATGGCAGAGTTACAACACTACAAGGAAATACTGTACAAACAGTAAATGGAGTAAGTCCTAGTAGTAATGCAGTTACAATAACGACTGCAAACATTACTGAAAATACAAACTTATATTATACTGATTCAAGAGCCAGAGGTAGTATAAGTGTTGTTGATAGTGGAGGTGATGGTAGCATTAGTTACAACAGCGGTACAGGAGCAATAACTTATACTGGACCAAGTGCTTCTGAAGTAAGAGCTCACTTTAGTGCAGGTGAAGGCATTGATATATCCTCCGGTACAATATCTGGTGAAGATGCATCATCATCAAATAAAGGCATAGCATCCTTCTCTGGATCGGAATTTACAGTGACATCAGGTGATGTTGCAATCAATGACGCAACGACCTCTGCGAAAGGTATTGCTTCATTTAGTAGTGATCATTTTGATGTGTCATCAGGTGCAGTCACTATTAAAGCAGACAGTATTGATGATACTCATATAGACTTTGGTACAGGTGCAAATCAAGTTAGTACTGCTGATATACCTGAACAAACTAACTTGTACTATACAGATGTACGAGCAGATTCACGTATATCTTCAGCAAGTATTGGAGATTTAAGTGATGTTGATACAACAACTTCAACACCGAATGCAAATGATGTATTAACATGGAACGCAGTTGACGGAGAGTGGGAACCTGCAGTTGCTCCTGGTGCCTCAGGTGGTGAAGCAAACACTGCTAGTAATCTTGGCACCGGAAGTGCATTATTCAGTAGTAAAGTAGGGTCTGATTTACGGTTCAGAAGTATAATTGGTACTAGTCCAGTCGTTGCAACACAAAATACAAACGATGTTACATTAACGTTTGCTCCTAGTGCAGATGTTGATATAAACACAAATAAATTAAGAAACGTTACAGATCCAACAAGTGCTCAGGATGCAGCAACTAAAGCATATGTAGATGCTCAAGTAAGTGCAGGTGGTGCGGCTGCAATAAGTCAAGGTAACAGTGATGTTACTGTAACAGACAGTGGAACTGGACAGGTGGTTACTACTATTGACGGTACTGCAGAATTAACAATAATAAGTGCAAGTGCAACATTTGGTGGTAATATAATTATACCAGATGCAGGCAATATTGGTAGTGCAAGTGATACAGATGCTATTGCTATTGCATCTGATGGAAATGTAACATTCAGTCAAGATGTTACTGTGACTGGTGATTTAACCGTAAATGGCGACACAACGACTGTTAGTACTACTAATATGGTAGTAAGTGATAACTTAATTGAACTTAATAACGGTGCATCAAGTAACGCAAACGATAGTGGTATTGTTATTGAAAGAGGAAGTACAGGCGATAATGCATTTATAGGTTGGGATGAATCATCTGATAAATTTA